GAACATCACCAGATCGAGCACCAGGCTGTCAAAGGCCGCGTCGGTCTCGTTCTCGACGACATAGCCGCCGTAGATCGCGGTCCCGGGTGCTCCGTAGGTCTCGCGGGGCTTCGGCGAGGTGGGCCTCGAGGTGCCTCCGGCGAACCAGCCGCCGATCCACGACTCGAGAGGCCGTGCAGCCTGCTTGCGCACCGCTCGGACCGCCGAGCCGACGAGGAGGGAGGCCTGCAGGCGCAGCTGCTCGAAGCGAGTGGGCTGGACAGGGAGCCCGAGCACCCCACGAGGAGAGTCAACCATGAGCCCCTCGCTCCGAGCAGCCGCGGATGCGGCCGATCTCCGCCATCACCTGACCGAGCGTGGTCTGGCGGCCGACGATGCGTCGGCTGGCCTCCTCGTGCGCGGCGAGCAGCGGGATCGTGTGGATGGGGCGCTCGTGGTGCAGTTCGAGGTGGGCGACGACGCGCCGGGCGATCTCGACCGCGACCCCGTGCGCCACCGTCAGCACATCAGCCCCGATCCTCGCGACCGTCGGATCCCCCAGACCACCATGGGTGCGGAGCTTGCGACGGCCTCGCGACAGGATCTGGAAGGCGTCATCCTCGATGTCGTGCACAGGCGCTCCCGATACAGACGTGTGGAGTCTGTACCGCATGTCACCGTTTCCGTCACCCCGAGCTACCGGAGGAACCAGCGTCCTCGGCCAACGATGCACTTCGGGCCGAACGTGTCGGGAAGCGCCTTGGGCTCGGTGTCTGTGGCGCGTGCGGAGGCGGTCTCCGTAGCCTGGGTCTGGCGTTCCTCGGCGGCCTTGAGCTTGGACTTGAGGCGATCGATCGGGCTGTTGGTGGGTTGGTCGGTCATCGGATCCCCTGCAGACTGTACCGGATGGCGTCGATGACGTGGTTCTGGTCATCGACGAATCGCGGCAGGACCTCTTCGGTCTTCCGATCGGTCTCGTAGCGGTGGGTGCGGAGC